CGGCTCAAATGCTCCCGTCCGTGTCGTGGCTGTACCTCACTGACGTTCAACATAACACGTGTAACGGCGCCTCCTACTTATGAGGCGCCGTTGTTTGTTAATGGACATCAAAATTACCACACATGATTTCTTGAAAAAGCCTGTTCTTTGATGCGGTGTAGAATTGAACTGAATGCCACTGACGCTGCTACAAAATGCAAATTTCGGTAGAAATCGAGCTGACGTTACGGGTTCGACAGGTGTGGGCTACACTGTTCTTGATGTCGCAGGCGCAGTCGTCTCACCGAGAACGACCACAGGCGTCTATCAATTGACGTCAGGCAGCGGCATATATGCTGCCAACGTAACGTATCCTGATAATTTCAACGGTCAAATCCTGTGGGATTGTCCTGCGATCACAGGTTCGATGAGCCTGATTTTGTCAAAATCATTTGCGACTGAAGAGCAGAATGTTCAAGCCAATGATCCCAAAGTTGCTGACACTTGGCAAATGGTCAATTCAGTCACTGGTTCAATTCAGAGATTGATCGACTCAGCATATGGACGTTGGCACATCATCGGTAATCAGATGAATTTTTACAAAGAAGACAACGTCACGTTGGTCGCGACATATAACCTCTATGATGATCTGGTTGCTCCGTCGATGGACGCAGTGTTCCAGAGAATCAAAGTTTGAGGTGACGTTTGACTCATCCAGTCAATCGCATAGTCACCCGTGGAATGGGAACATCTCGTGGAAGGCCCGGCCGCGCCGGCCTTGTGACACAGGGCTACGGTGGATTTAGGATCGTAGAAGAGTTCAAACGCATTGTCCGTGTAGGTCAATCGGGCGCCAAACGAGCCCTGCGTGAACTGGAAGAAATCGTTGTATGGGCCAAGTTGATCAGGATCAATGATGAACCACCTCCCGTCAAGATAGAAGGTTTCATCCGCGTCAGAGTAAATTCAGCAGTTCGCTACGCAATTGGTCTGACTGAACACCTTTCAACACGTGTTAGAAAAGCCTGGGAAGACATCAAGATTACGATCAGGCGGTTGAAGTGACAAGATACTTATGAGACAATGGAACCACTCGTTGAAACGATCTCGCTGGATCCTGAAGAGTCCAACGAACTGGCCTTCAAAATTAAAGTTGAAGGCGCCTCCCCTGCTCCTGCCCGTGTCAGGCTAGTCTGTGAAGCTGAAGACGTATCGTACATGTTCAATGGTCATGGTACCGGTGAAGACGGCGTTGTCCAGTTCATTGTGCCTCAAATGAAAGGTCGATTGACTGATGGAATGTACCAAGCCCGCGTTGAAGTGTTGATCGAAAACCGCTATTTCGCGCCGGTGCATTTTCAAATCAATTTCAAAAAAGCTCTCACTGTAGTCGCTGAGTCGTTCAATTTGACACCACGCGCGAAAAAATCAGAAATCACTGTCACAGCAGCACCAGTAGTGGTCAATCGCCGTCAGGTTCAACCTTCACAGGTTTCTGTGCCCACTGTGTCGACACCGATCATTCTTGCGGCAACACCACACGCGGGGTCTAAGACACCAGGCATTCATGATCACATGCCTACCGCCCGTGTCGCGGCTGAGGTGACTCTCAAAGAGAGGTACGAAATTAGGACCCGTGAAGAACCGGCGCCTATTGTCAATAAACCAAAACCCCGTGACGAAGAAAGCCTGATCAGAGACCTGGCGCGCAGTTTTATTCGCGGTCGTCGACGTTGATTAGCGCCATGGATTCTCGTGGCATGCCCGGCACTTAAAACAATTGTCCATATCACGGACGCCACTGATGATGAAATCGCCACAGTGATCGCACTTTTCGCCTTCTTGACATGGGATGTGTTTCACCACGTCTGATCCTTGACGAATTACGATACCTTCATCATTGAGAAATTTTTTGTCTGCACCATATCGCTTCAACGTCCTATCGGTCATCATAGATGAATTTGGGTGACTTAGATAAGAAGGCACGTAACACAGGTACAATGTTGAACTGCCATCACCTTCACGGCCGATGATCTGGACCTTCACGGGCCTCATGACAATGTCACGGTAACCAAAGGTATCATCGACTAGGACAACTAGCTCGTCACCGATTTTGTATCCCATAGTTTCACCGTACCATTCTGTGTGTTAGAGTTACACCACTGTCAGAGTTGAAGTTCCTCATCGATCAACGCTCTATACTTATCGCAGGAAGGTCACATGCCGAGTTTTGTCCAGACAATTGCACCTACGCCCTTCGGCTTTTTCGACAGCGACCTGCAGTTTCAACATGAGGCTGACGGCATGGTCACCTTTGTCAAGCGCAAGCTCGGTGATGATGTCCTGTCAGTTGAGTTGACCAGCAAAGAGATTTGGGCTTGTTTCGAGGAAGCGTGCTGTGAATACGCTCGCAAGATCCACGAGATGAAGATCCAGTCAGAACTAGCCAACGTTTTGGGCATGCCGACAGGTAGCACCAACGACCTGACGAATCGATATCCCCACCAGACGCTGGAGTTTTTGATGCGTCAAGCTTCGCCATACTCAACCTATGCCGGTGTCGGGGGTGCCTACGATGCAACGTTGGGTTACTTTGACATCGTCGGCGGTCAACAGGACTACAACATATACACCGCCCTCAAGGACGCTGTTTCAGGCACCGTCATCTACAATAACATGACGACCAAGAGTCAGATCCGAATCATCGAGGTCTTTCACTTTGAACCGTTGGCTGCCCAGTCGACCTTGTTGAATGCCAGCAACATCACCAACTTCTTGGCTACCAACTTCAACTACGAGAGCTACGTCAACAGTACCATCTTCTACGTGCTGCCCGTCTTTGAGGACGTCCTCCGACGCGGGATGCTAGAGACTGCCTTTCGTGTCAGACGATCGAACTACAGCTATGACATCATCGGCAGCAACCTGAGAATCTATCCCATTCCAGTCACAGACATCCAACTGGGCAAATTGTACGTCAAAGTACAAGCCGGACAGCTCGATCCATTGAATGCCTCCGCGCTCCAAGGCCAAGACCAGTCGATATATGGTGTATCAGGTCCCCAGAACGTGCCGTTGGGAAACATTCCATTCGTCAGCATCACACAGCCTGGTCGTCAATGGATCCGTCAGTACACTTTGGCCCTGGCCCGTGAGCTGTTGGGCCTGATTCGTAGCAAGTTTCAGACCATCCCGATCCCCAATGCCGACCTACAACTGAACGGTGAGGCCCTGGTGACGCAAGGCCGCGAAGACAAAGACAAGCTCGGCACACAACTCAAAGAGTTCCTTGACAACCTGACCAACGCTAAGCTGATGGAACAACAGGCTGCCCTGGCAGAATCTATGCAGAAACAATTGAAATACGTCCCTATGCCTCTCGGCAAGAGCATCGTGATCGGTTTATGTCGCGTCTTTTCATCACACCCCGAGAGCTCAACTTCATCTCTGACATCACCAAAGAGCTGATCAAGGACGTGGTGGGCCAGAAGATCTACTACTATCCCATCTCTGAAGCCAAGACACAGGTTCACTCGATCTACAATGAAGCCTTGAAAAAAGTGTTTGATAACCCGATCGCGATCGATGCACTGGTCGACAACAATTTTCAGACCGATACCAAGATCGACCAGTTCGGCATCGATGCACAGTTCAAGATTGAGGCATACGTGCAGTACCGCGACTTGATTGAAAAGGGAATCAACGTGACGATCGGTGATTGTTTTTCATTTTCTGACGTGTTCTATGAGATCACAGAGCGTTCGTTCATGCGCAACATCTATGGTCTGCCTGAACACAAGGACGGCGTCAAGCTCGTCGGAATCCGTGCCCGTGAGAGCCTGTTCAAGGCACTGGTTGTCGGTCCGACCGACATTTCACGACCTGAAGCCGATGCTGTGCAGACGGTCTTTGTCCAACAACGTGGTTTCTCTGAGAACAAAGAAGGCAGAACAGCAGACTTGCGAGACCTTGTCAAGAACGGCGTCCTGGAACCTCCTCTGACGGGTCCGAAGGAAGTTTCACCTCTGGGTGATCCGGACCAGGCCGGCCCAGCGTTCTACGGTGAGGATGAAGACTAATGCCGACACGGTTCAACGCAAGACCTAGGTCTAACTACGGTATCGCTCCCCTTCCCACGGGTTACGATAAAGGCGGATCCACGAGTGACCTTGTCATTCCACCCGTGGGTATCGGTGACGTTGACGTGGGCATCTTCAATTTGTTCGACAAGGAGATTCCATTTGCCGTCGGTGGCGAAGACAGTTCTGACCTCAAAAAAGTTCCCATTGTCTTCGCTGGCGGTGAAAAATGGGCCCTGCTGAAGCGCAACAGGCCACTCCGCGATAAGACGGGTTCGTTGATATTGCCCATCATCACCATCGGTCGACCCAACATTTCACAGACAGTCAATGACGACATCACCGGCCGCGGAATCAACCAACGAACCGGAGAAATCGTCATCAGGAGAAGGCTCGATAAATCAGACCGTGGTTACCAAAATCTGATTAATCGAATTTTTCTGCGCCACCAGAGTGGGCTCGCGGTGCCTCCCGGAGAGGCTGACACGGGTCAACTGTCGACCTCACGCGCCATGGGTGACCTTGCAGACAACGGGATCATCGATGATGGGGGCCTGATGTTGCCTGATCGGACTAACAACGTCTATGAAACGCTGGTGATACCCAGCCCGCAGTTTTTCACCGCCAACTACGAGATCATCATCTGGACGCAGTACATCCACCATATGAATCAGATTCTAGAGACGATGATCTCATCATTTTTGCCTCAGACACAAGGTTGGCGCATCGATACCCCGAAGGGTTATTGGTTCGTGGCTTCGATCACTGATGACGTATACAATGCTGAGACAAATTTCGAAGACATGAGTCAAGGTGAACGACTCATCAAGTATAAGATCAACGTCAAGGTTCCTGCGTACATCTTTGCTTCTTCTGCACCCGGAGTCCCCATCCCCGTCAAACGTTATGTTAGTGCTCCTGACATTTCTTTCAACACAGGTGTGGCCACTTCTGAAGCTGACGATACCAGTTTCATTGATGATCCCTTGTTGGGTGCTGATGATCCAACGCTGCCGCTAGCCGACGGAAGTGTCAAGAATACTGATCAACGTCGCAATGGTCGCGGGCGCCTGTTTGTCGCAGGAGACGAGATTGATCCCAATGATCCTGCTTTGTTGTCGCTTCCCCGTGGAAGATCACCTGCACATTTTAAACGCCTTGTCACTAGAAATTCTCAAGGCAAATTGGTAACACGGTTGGTCAGAGTGGCATCGATCAATGCTGCCACGGGTGAAACTGTGTTCGCTCCAGGTACCGACCTAGGAGATTTGACGATAGTGACCATTGAGAACTGACCGTCAACAATTTTCGTCACCAACGTCCGATACTTATCATAGTGATTCCACACCGTAGTAGAGGAGAGAACGGTAATGCCTGAGCAGACTTTTAGGTCGCCCAATTTTTATCAACGCGAAATTGACCTTTCGGCCACGACTCCGACAGGGCCTGTCGGTACTCCCGCAGGCGTCATCGGAACGTCCAACAAGGGTCCTGCCTTCGTGCCGATCACCGTCGGTAACTTCGATGAGTTCGTTGCTACGTTCGGTAACTTGGACCCGAGACGATTCGGTCCCTATGCTGTCAATGAATTCCTGAAGAACAGGAATGCCCTGACTTATCTCAGGGTCCTCGGCGCCGGAGCTAACGCAACGTCGACTGACATTGTTCGCACGTCAGTGACTGGCCGCGTAGTCAGCGCTGGAATGCACATCGATGGGACAACGGCACCTGACGATAAGTTGGGTCGTCACAATGGTGTGGTCCAGCTATTGACTGCCCGTCACACGTTGCAGACAGCTGAAGCCTACGGAATTCCGATGTTCACGGATAACGATTCATTTTCAGGTGCAATTGTCAATCTGGTCCGTGGACTAGTCATGACGCCTACGACGGCACGCTTGATGGTGCTCGATGGTACGGGTTCAACCGTGGGTGTATTCAACGGATCAAACATTGATTCAGCAAACCTTGTCAATGGGACGTTCAAGCTAGCAATTTCTAGCACTTTGGGCAATGCTTTCTGGAATGCTGACAATAACCCGGGTGTCAAAATCTTCACGGCATCTCTCAATCCAACGAGCCCTAATTACTTTGGCAAGATCCTCAATTCAGACCCAGACAAGTTTGTCTCAGAACAACACTTGGTATACGCAGATTTCCCTGTCGATGATGAATTGGCGACAGCGACTTCGGTGGCCGCTGTCTCGGGTTCCAATGTGACCAGTGCCAACTCTGGTGATACTACGTTGGCCATGCGTAAGGTTTTTGGTGCCTATGACACCCGGTACCGTGCTCCTCAAACGACGTTCTTCATCTCGCAGCCTTTCGGCGCGACAGAGTACGATCTTTTTAAGTTTGAGGCCTTGGACGATGGGCAGTACGCCAATACCTTGTTCAAGATCGCAATCACAGATCTCAAGGCT